GTAATGCTTGTAGAAATTGTATTGAACTTCTACCACCAGCAATACCAAAATTTAGAATCTCATCTTCAAGATGTTCTAAATGTAAGTTCTTTCCTGCTGCTTCTGTTAAGAAATCCATTTACTAAATCCCATCATTTTTTCTTCAATTCCTGCCTGTTTTTTAAGTTTTTCTAGTTTTTTCTCGATATTAGATTTTTGTCTATCTGATAGTTTTGGATCTTTTAATTTTTCATTTTCTATATCAATTTGTTTTCTGGCCGAATTTTTTCTTATCTTCTCTCTAGCTTCATTGATTTGTCTATCTTCTTTATCTATCTCCTCTATAGTAGGAACATTAATATCATTTTCTCGCATATGATCTTGAATAAACTTTCTTTCTGCATTAATACTTCTTCTAGCGGCTCCACCTCTACCTCTTGCCTTTTTAGGTGCAATATATCTATTCATCCATTTATTAAATGGTGGTTTATCATAATCTATATCATCTGAATTTTCAGGAAGTTCTACACCTTGTCCTTTCCAATACTCTTTTAGCTTATTATAATACTCTGGATCTCCTTCTATGCCCTTTCTTTTAACTCCATTTAATTGTTCATCAAATTCTTTTTTACTTGGGTGATAATAATTAAACCCTTTCATAAGAGCATTAGTTTCTTGTGTATCCATTTGACTAATATCTTTTTCATTTAGAGAACTAAAATCTCCTCTTCCAAATTCATCTCTATAATGATTATTTAATAATTTTTGTCTTTCATCTTTATATTCATTTTGTAATCTTTTTACTTCTGGATTTTTAGCTATTTGTTTTTTTATTTTATTCAAAAGTTCTTCATTCATGGCTGAACCTTTTAACTGATTACATCCAATTTCCATCATATCTACATTCGTTCTAGCATCGTCTAATTTCTGTTGTGCAGGGACAAGAATACTATCTAATTCTTCTCTCTTTTTTAAATCTTCTTTTGATAAATTCTTTTTCGGACCAAGTAATCTTCCAACTTCTTTTGTAGATATTCCCATTTTTTCAGCAGCTTCTTCTTCTGCTGAACCATAAGGTATTCTATGGTCAACTTCCATATTACTAAAAGGTAAAGGTTCTCCTGTAACAACACTTTTTCCATCATTTTTTAAATAAAGTCTAATTTGTTCTTTAACTCTTGTATATCCTGGAGAATTTTCATCCCAACCAACTTTGCCTCTTTCTTTTTTAGTAAGTTTTGTAAGATGTGGATTTACTGCACCACCGGTTGATTGTTTCTGTATAAAATTAGCAAATCCTTCTTCTCCTAACTGTTCTTTTAAATAATCCATACTTGCATCTAATGTTTCATCATCTATTTCTCTTTGAACTACATTAGCATGCACATAAGGTTCTTCATCAAATGGTTTACCTTTTTCTTCAGCCTCTTTTCTTCGTTCATCCTGTTCCATTCTTTTTTCAGTAAAATCTTTAAGTGCTATAGCTTCTTCTCTTGTTGGTGTATTTGAACCAGCACCACCTTTAATTTTCACTACTTCAGCATTCGCAATTATAAAGTCTAAATCTTCAACAACTTTTTTATTAATTTTATTTATTGAAGCTTGTTGTTTTTTATTCGCCTCTTGTGGTTTATCTTTAGATACTTCTGATTTTTTATCTTTTGGCTCTTCTTTATCTTTTTCATCATCTTTGAATGCATCAGGATCTGCGTCTTTAGCTGTAGTATCTTTACCAGAAATCTTAACTTTAGTAGTTGGTCGCATTTTATGTTTAGCATTATAGGCTTGAAATGCTGCTTTATTACTAAACTCTATTTCTGTCAATAAAGATTCTAATTTCAATGTTGATGTAGATGATTTTGCTAATCTATATAATTCATCAGCTAATCTTTGTCCAAATTCGTGATCTGAAGGATAATGTGCTCCTGCTACCATTCGTCCTTCACCTATATCTTCACCAATTCTTATGATATTTGCTCTATGTTCAAATGGAACTTCATCTGCTATAAGTTTTGCTACTAATCTACCTTGTGTTGAATGACCTGATGGATAAGAAGGTGTCTCTGCTGTCTTTAATGGAAAAAATGTAAATCCTATACCTAACTTATTTGCTAAAGCTTTTGGTCTAGGTCTGTTATAATGTCTTTTAAGTGATAATATAATTCCTTCAACATCATCTTTTATTTTTCTTATTGGGTCTAAGTCAACTTCTAAATCATGTTTTTTAAGATACTTCTTGAATGCTGTCAATATTTTTTCATCATGCATAACCATATCTGTTTCCCATTGATCTCTGAAATCTTGTAATCCAATTATATAATTGATTTCATCAAAAGCAACTTTTGATGAATTTGATGGTGGTGGATAATTTTGCCAACCTTCAAAATCAAACATTAAGGCCAGATCAGAAAATCTCTGTAACTGTTTTAATCGTTTATTAGATAGTGGAATATTATGAGTAAGCCTGTCTAGCTTATCATTTACGGGTTGTTCTTTGATTACTTGAAGAAAGGTTTTCATAAACAGTATTTATGTTAATACTATTTTTGAATTTTATGTTCAGATAGAAATTCTTCTATTTCAGCGATTTTTTCTATCAATTCTATTTGTCTTTCTTTTGATTCTTGAAGTTTTTTGAGCGTAATAAGTTCTTTTCTCAACTCTACTTTTTGATTGAGAATGTCCATTAAGGGTTTTTCTTTAATAGTCCCTTTCTTATTTTGCGTTGATAATGTCATTTAATTGTTTTATAGTATCATCTGCAGTCTTATGTAGAATTCCAATTCCACCAGCTTCTACCCATTTATCAATGTTATCTTGATAATCGTCAATCAATACTGCTTTCTTATGTGCAAATGCTGCTTTCTGACTACCTTTAAATGTTGGAATAACTATCCAACTAGGATGTATATGTTCTCGTACCCAATCAATCTTATCTTTAATAACAAGAGTTCGATTTACTGTTCCTGCTGCTGTTAGTATTTCAGTATGAATACCTGAATTTAGACAATAATCAACCAATTTCCAAGCATCTGGTAGTGGTTTTAATCGCCTAAACATATGCTTTGCAGTCAATTCTCGTTTATGTGAATCATAAAGCTTATGTCCTTCATCTGTATTCCAGATTTTTAATCCCAACATTTCAGAACAAGTTGTCTGAAAATCGGCTAAAACTCCGTCTTGGTCTAAAAATATTTGTCTTACTTTACTCATAATTTATCTTTTAATCCTCTAATCCTCTCAGGACTCTATCCATTCGTAGGAGATATTCATCTCACTAAAATCCACATTAGAGTCGGACTATCTTAACTCAATCCTCTCAGGACTCTATCCATTCGTAGGAGATATTCATCTCACTAAAGTCCACATTGTAAAGGTACTGTTATTTCCCTCGTTAAGAACCGATTTTCCAATCTTACCTTTATATTATAACAAAAGTGTACCGGCGGTGTCAATACTTAAAATCTTCTGTTTTTTCACTACTGATTCTTTCACCTGTAGTTGATTGATCCATTACAGGTCCTATATCAACTAATTCATCTTGAGCAGACTGTTCACAATCAAACAATCTCATTTTTGATCTATCTACACCCACAACAAATCGTCTATGATATGTTGGGTCATTATATCTATTCTTTAACTGTTTAACCATTACTTGGTCTAGTTCTTGTAAATCTTCTGTAGATATCAATGCGAACATAAAGTCCGCTGTAGCGGGTAATCCGAAGGATTCTGATGTATCTTCAAGTCCAACATCTGTAGAAACAAACCCTGTTCTATTTGTTTGAGTAGCTGACATAATTGGAACATCAAACTCTACAGCAAGTCCTCTCATTTCTTCGGCAATACTCTTAACATAAGTGTAAGTATTTACATTACTACCAGGTCTAACTCTGAATGAAGCACATATATTTAAATAATCTACAAATATTATATCAGGTTTGAAATTTTTCTTCAAATCTAATTCTTGAAGTAAATGTCTAAAGTGTCCAGAATGAGCTGAAGCTGTTGGATATTCTTTGACAATCAATTTACCTTTTGTCTTTTCTTGAACTCTTTTAATCTTCTTTTTATACATTGACTTCGGTAAATCGTTTAAATCATTTAATGATATATCAAGTAGATTAGCATCTATTCTTTCAGCAATCTTTTCCTCAGCCATTTCCATAGTAATATATAAAACATTTTTACCTTGAACTAAACAACTGGATGCAACATGACACATAAACAAAGATTTACCAACACCTGTTCCTGCCATACAAATATTTAATGTCTTATTCGGCATTCCACCTTTTGTTATTTTATTCATTAATTCTAAGTCAAAAGGAATTCTTTCTTCTTCTGTATGATAAAAATCAAATCTTGGTTCCCAATCATCTAAGAAATCATGTCCAATATTTGTATCAAAAGATACTGATAATGCATCTCTTAAAATATCTGGAATTTCACCTTTAGTACCATCATTTTGAAGAATCTCAATAGAGTTCATCACTCCATTATAAACAGCTCTATCTTTACACCAAGACTCTGTTGAATCAATCAACCATTCTTCTGGTGTAGATGAATTATCTGTTTTTATTTCTTGAATAAGATTTATAGATTCTTGAAGTAATTGAGCATCAACATCATCTTTTTCATCAATGTCAATTATTAAAGCTTCAGGTGTGGGAATAGATTTATACTTTAAAAAGTACTCTCTAACTTGTTTGAATAGGAACTCCTCGTCCCTCTCTTGAAAGAATTCTGATTTTATGTAAGGTAATACTTTTCTAGTATATTCTTCATTCGTTATCAGATTCTTGAGTATTGTCTGTTCTAATCTCGTTGCCATATAAAAATTCCTGTCTCGCGGCCTCATTAATTTGATTTAATACTTCTTCTGTAAAGTATTTTTCTGGATTATTGTTTATTGTCTTAGCAAATTGAGTTGTTCCATCAGGAAGTGCAACTCTTGTAGATGATTTCTTAAAGATACCATATTTGATAGCTAGTTCTACTAAACCATAATATCTATCTAAACCTTGTTCATATTTTAACATAACATCTACTACTTTATTTTCAACAGTTAATCTTGATTTCTCATTCTTACAATGAATGATATTACCTACAATTTCTGTACCTTCTTTCTCTTTCTTTTTAGATAAAAAGATAATAGATGAAGCTGCGTATTTAAGACCACTTCCTCCACCCATAACTCGTTTAGCAAATAATCCCATTTGATCGTAAGTATGATTAGTTACGATTAATGGAACTCCAGCTTTACCAAGTTTAAGTGTTAAAACTCTAAACGCACCTTTCACTAATTGTGCTCTAGTCATATCTTTAGTTTCAGAACCGGCAGCTGTATCTTCAATTTCTTTTGTTGTAGATAACATACCAAGAGAATCTAAAACAAATAACATTTTCATATCTGTTTTATCTTCTATGTACTGATCAAGTATTCTAATAGATTGAGTTCTAAATTCTTGAACTGTTGTAACAGGAACAATGACTATTCTAGAAGAATCAATTCCTCTATCCTCAATCATGTTTTTTGTGATAGCACTTTCAGACTCAAAATAGATAACAGCCGCATCAGGGTTGTCATCTAAAAATTGTTTACACATACCAAGTGCAAAGTATGTTTTACCTGTAGCAGATTCTCCAGCTAAAGCTGTAATCTTATTATTAGGTAATCCATCATAAATTGAACCAGATAACAAAGCATTGAATATGTATGAACCTGTGTCAATATAACCACTGACATCAGCGGCTTGAACACCTTCCTTTACAATACTCGCAAACTCATTACCTGTCGTTTTAACTAGATTTTTCAAATAACTCATAATAAATTAATCTCCGTTTTTTAATTCTCTCCGTTTTCTCTTGAGAGTATTTTCATAATCTACAATTTGTCTAACTTCTTTTTTTAATGTATGAAGTTCAATCATATTACAGATTAATAAAACCCATGTAACCAAGTGTAAGGTTAAAAATATATTTTCTACACTCATACTATTATTATACTACCAATCCCTGAGAAGTCAAGCTCTTTCTATTCTCTAAATGAGCCTCTTTAATATCTTCTTTACTTTGACCTGTATAAGGAACTGCATGATGATCTTCAATCATTTTAGTGTTGACACATACAGTACATTCAGGATTCCAAACATTTCCCAATACACGACCAAACTTTCCTTTTTCAGTTGATTCAATCATAACATATTTTTGTTCTTCTATCCAATGTTTCAAATAATCTTTAGCGGCTAAACCAAATTTCTTTTCTTCCAAATCTCTTGTTCTTGATTCGGGTGTGTCGATTCCTAATAATCGAACTCTTGCTCTCATTAAGATACTGAAACCCAAATCTAATTCAACATCTATTGTATCGCCGTCTACCACTCTAGTAACTTCGGCTTTATATGTAAATGGTATATACATTTTCTACTCCTATGAGTAGAAATTTCTACCCAAAAAAATTGTCCAGAGTAGATACTGGTTCAGTAGTCCACCCTATTTTATCTAAAATTACACCTAAAGGTTCAACAAATGACTTATTGAATTGAAGATCATAATCTATATATGGATTCAATTCAAATTCTTTAGGTAGTGTATTGACAAAAGAAATTACATTTTCATTGATTACATTAGGTGTTTTCAAATAACAAAACTTTATCTTCTCACCATTTGTAATAACGGGATATTTCTTGTCTATATTATATTTAGACAAATAGTTATTGTAAAGTAGCGATCCTCTGACATGAATTGGCGTTCCTTTCTTATATATTGATGCTGCGTTCTGATAATTTGTCACATTCTGAACACCTCTAGGAAATGATATTTCTTCTATAGGTAATGTTTTAAATTCATTCCATGCATCTTCAATGAATGTCCAAACATCATGTTCTGTTCCATTCATTACAACTTTAAGACCTTGTTCTAATTTTTTTCTACACCACATTGGAGTTGAAGATTTAGCTGTTTCAATTCCCATCATTTTTAATCTAGGAGTTTTATATCTAACTCCTTCTGAATCATGTACATTAAGAATATATCTTTTCTTAGCAGTCCAGATACCTTTATCAGCAATGACTTCTCTACCCATATGCATCTTATTCTGATATGCATTCATATATGAAGCTAGTTCTTCATAAGATTCATTAATCATAGGCTCGATTCTTTCTTTCGCTACTGTATCTAAAAAATCAACAGGATTACTGGGATTTACTTTCTTGATCAATTCATCAAATCTAACATAAATTGAATCAGTATCAATCGCAACTACATAATCATCATCAGATTCTAATAATTTATTCATGTAATTATTAACAGCTTTCTCTACCCACTTAATACTTAATTGTCCAGCTGTTGTAATTCCTTCAGCGATATCTCTATTGAAGTATCTGAAATATTGATTTCCTAAAGCACCATAACAACTATTAAGAGCAATCTTTTTGGCCATCTGATTATTATTTTCAGCCGTTATGGCATATTCTAATCTCTTTCTTGTTACTGTATCTTCTTTAGAAGTATTTTCTAATTCTTTTTTGTGTTGTAACATTTTGTTTTTTGTCAACACTCTTTGATCATAAATTTCTTCTAACAGTTCAGGTAAAAAACCTTGTTTATCTATATTAAACATAGCACCATTGGGTGTAACTGTAGAATTTGTTAATGAGGTAATATCAACTTCACCTTCTAATAATTGTTTAACAGATATTTCTTGATTAAATCTTTGAAATAAATGAGTATCTGGACTCATATTATACTGCATAATCAAATGTGGATATAGACTATTTAAATCAAAAGACATTATCCATTCATGTTGTCCTACTTGTGGTTCTTTAACATAGGCACCAACAATTCTTGAATCTTGACTCCCTTTCTTAGGTGGTGGAATTATATTTCGTTTCTTTAAGAAATTATAAATCAATAAATCCCAATATCGAACTGAACCAAAAACATCTTCATAATTACATTTAGCACTGTATGCCATTGTAATTAATAAGTCCATAAGTTTTAACTTATCATCTAATTCTTCAACAAGTTCAGTATCACGAATATTGTATTCTAAAAATTTCTGATAATCATTTCTATAGAACAAATGCATCGCTCCGAACTCTGAATAGTCAATTTTCTTTTTACCCAATTCAACTTCTGTAATATGATCTAAACGATATGTTTCTCTTGTAATGTATGTAAACTTTTTATACATCTGTAGATAGTCTAATACTGACACTCCAGATATAGTATATGATATCATTTTCTTTTGACCCATATAAAACCATTCTCTAGATGTAACAAGTTTATGTGGTGATAATTCTCT